CCCGCCGCCCGCCGCCATGACCCAAGCCACGGTAGGCGGAATACTGGTCATGTACTGACTCATATCGACCGGAGCGAATAGGGAGAACACACCAGAGAGCAACAGATTCACCATTGCCATGATTTGCTCAACCGCCCAAAAGAACAGGTCTTTGAGCATGTTGACCAGCGAGATTAAAAGCTGATAGAGGAACACCAACAGCTTGTTAAATAAATCGACTAACCATTCCATATTAACCTCCGAAGATGATACGACGCGCCGCAAACACTGACGTCATGATGAGAACCGCACGAATAAAACCGAACACCCAATCAAAGCTGATTTGCTCTTCAAAACTGAAGTCACCGAAGAACGGCACAGGGAGCACGAAAGAAGGGCGCTTGGCACTGGATAAGTCGAGGTCACCAAACGAGCTGACAAAGTTGTCGATGGTGTTGTGTTTGAGATTGTCTAACTGCCCAGACACCAAACCACCTAAGCCATCGGGATAGGCCGACTCATAAAAACCTGTACAGGTTTGAGATTCGATGCACGTCCCGCCCTTACCTGCGCCAGACGTGTCCGTGTTGGCAATGCCTTCTAAGATGTCGGAAATGCCGGAAACATCCTCCGCGATACCATCCATTGCCCCTGCAATTTTCTCTACATCATCACCCACACCATTAATGGCATTGGTGTTCTTGTTCACGGCCGTGGTGATGTCAGCATTCGCTTGTTGGATAAGGGCCTTAGTGTTTTCGTAAATCTTGTTGTCGTTGATTTGCTGCTTTTGAATGGCTTGCGTATTGGTGACCATCGACGCATTCAATGCAATGATTTGGTTTTGAACGTCAGCACTGGCTTGATTGATGTCGATGTTCATATCATTTAGCGCCTTGTTGACATCTGAGTTCAAGCCTTTAATCGCATTCAATACTGCCATGTCTGTTGAATCATCAGTATCAGGGTCTTCAACATCCGGCTTTTTCTCAGTATCCGGTGGATTCACCGTATTGGTTGAGCCATCAGGTAATACGCTAGGGTCTTCGATGTCGCCTGTTGGGTCGTCAGGGTCATGAATTGGGTCATCAGGAATGATAGGAGTATCAGGGCCATCTTTACCCCAGAAGAGTGTGCCACCTTCACATTGATTGCCCGTGAACTGGAAGTTACCGTGACATAATGTGTTTTGAGTCCATTGACCAGACTCGACATCCGTACAAAGCGTAGTATCACTGGGAACGCGTCCTAGTTCGCAACGGGTTGCCCCAAAGTCGCCATAGCATGCCCCAGTAACTTGTTCACCATAGACGTACGCAACCCATTGAAGCAGCTTGGTTTCATCAATGGATTTTTTGAACTGGCAAGCGTCCATACAGGTGCCGTCAGGGTTTTTGCCATATTCACAAACTGATTTGCAACGTAAGGTTGAAGGGTCAAATTCGCTATTTTCTGGACAACGAACCTCAGAATAAGAAAGACCGAGCCCATTATCACAAACTGTTTGATAGGGATCGCGAGCATTAGCATATGATGTCTTCTCAAATGTGCATGAGTCGAAATACCCAGTATCCAAAAAACAAGTATTCACCTTGTAAGGGTCAACCCAATCACCTTGAGAGCCACAACCCCTCATTTGCATATGACTAATACGTGCTTCTAAAGCATACGTATGATGACTAGCGCATAGAATAACAAGGGCAATAAAAAAACGGAGATAGTGATTCATTGTATAAAACCAATAAAAAAGGGAGCCGAAGCCCCCTTATCCTCTAAAGTTTTGGCTGGCCACGTATCCGGCAATGCCACCCAAAAGCACAAAGACGATGAGTTGGACATCGTGGAGAACGGCCAACATAAACTTAAGCCTTGTTCACAGCACGCTTAGCAAGAGTGATGGATTTGTAAGCCATAGTAATGCCGACAATCACCAGACCTGCCGCGCCGATTTTGGTTGCCACACCAGATAAGTCGATAGCGGAAAACGGGTCAGCGGCACCACCTTCCGCTGCCATAGCAGGGACAGAAAGCACCGCAACAGTGACGGTTGCCACCGCTTGTTTACCGAACTTTTTAAGCGCGTTTAGACGTTTCATAACAGATTCCTCAAAGTAGTTTTATTAAACGTATTGCCATCTTGATGGCGTAAGTTGAGAGATATCCGCCAACGAACACCAAGGTGAAACCCAAGCCGAACGCTTGAGATATCTCTCCTGGAGTCAGCTGTGTGTAGCTCATTAACGTGTCATATTCTTGAGCCGTCACCATGACATAACCACGGCATGAAGCCGCTTCAATGTCAGGAACGACAGCGAGAAAACCGTCCGCGTTAGGTAGAGCACACACAGGCATAACGAAATTCCTTATTTAGCCTTTAGCGAGGCTTCAAAATGTTTCTTGATGTCGTCATCCACAGGGATGAGTTCCGTAACGATGGCACCCGCCAATGGGTCTTCTGGGTTAATCTCCAAGCGCAATTGGTATTCACGGCGAGGAACGAGGGCACCCGTACGCTCAAGTAATAGGGCGTATTGATGATCAATCATCAACGGTTGGTCCCACTGTGGATTCACATCACCGGATTCACCGATAGTGCGGCGTTTGAATTTCTCCGAGTTGATTTCACGTAGAGGACGCGACACGTTCAGTTGAGCACTGTCACCACGTGCTGAGTTCCAAGTGATATCCATGCCAAGTACAAAAACGGATTTAGCCATTTGTTAAGTCTCCAATATGTGAGTCACCAACTTGCCGTAGGTATCGGGGAAGGTGAATTTCGTTCCATCACGGACAAGGGAACCAACCACGGTTTCAATGTCGCCCTCATGGAACTCGATAAGTGAATTAAGGATTTTCCCGTACTGGCGACGCATCCAGTGCGCAGAGGCCAACAGGTCTAACGCCGCGCGTTTGGTCGGGACAGGTTTGGTATTGAATTTCTTAGCGGTAGAAATCGAGGCAGCGAAATCATTGAGCGCGGCATACGCGCCAGCTGGATTCAGCAACACATCAACATTCCATTTTTTAAGCTCGACTTCGGAGCGGTACCAGACAAGACCCGTGTTCGCGAGTTTCTGCTCAAGAGCCTTGTTGTAGATACGCCAGTAAATGCGCGAGGTACGCGAACCAATCGAGTATTGCTCTTTGGTGTAAATCGGTTTGCCGTCTTTGCCGATACTGGCAATGGTCATATCTTCATGAAGCACAGGGCCACGACCACGTTCTGCGGTGCGGAAACAGTCGTCACGCCACGCCTTGTAAGCGTATTCGCAATCAAAAATCCCGTCGTAATCGTCATAGGCCAAGTCAACACGCGCCAGAGTTTGCACACCAAGCACATTGGTCAGCCAGTCATGTAGCGACCACGTAGGACGACGGGCAAATACATGCTTGCATCCCGTTCCGTTGATTTGGAAATGCACCGTGTCATTGTTACCGCCGATACCAACGAAGCCGCAGAAGTCCTCACCATCTGGCGAAGTCAGTTTCATGGATTCGGTGTAGAACTGGAAACCCAAACCGCGAGGCGCAGACAGCGACAAACCAAGCACTTGGTTGGTGAAGATGCGCAAGCAGTCTTCCAAGTAATTGCGATAGCAGATATCAAACGCTTTGTTGTACGCATCAATCTCGTCGGAAGTCTGAGCGACCGTCGGATTAAACACAGGTGGAGCAGGGAACTTAGGCGCACGACAGTGACGCTGTAACAGTCCAGATTTGGCAAAGCCTTTGTATTCCTCATGCTTGTGCAATCGACGAACCGCATCATGACAATGACGTAAGTCTTTCACGGCAAACGTAAAACACAGGTAGTCGATATGAACGCTTTGCTCATCGAAACTTTTAAGGATGTTAGTTGCAGTAGTCATCGAACACCCCCATATTGATACGTTGTTCAACGGTCGTGTTGGTGATGGACACCAACTCATAAGAAGCGAACTGAGACGAAGCCCAAGACTCAAGATGAGACATGGATTTAAGCAAATCCCATTCGTCGCAACCTTTGACCAACACAGAAACCGTGTAGTCAGGCAGCAAGTCGTAATAGATGATTTGAGCTTCGTTCATGGATTAAGCCTCTGAACTATGCTTGGTGACACTGTCACAATATTGATTGTTTTGGTTTTCAATCTGTGAGTTAACGGCGTGAATCAATCGACGAGTCATTTCACAATCAGCCAGTGCACGGTGCGCCGTTAAGTCAGACACATCAACATTCTGTTGAGCGCAAGCGTTGGAAAGTGATTGCCACTTGTAATCTTCATGGTGTTCATTCCAAACACCAAAGAACTCTGCATACCAAAGCATTGCGCACTGAGGAACACAGAACTTGAAAAACAAATCGTGAACTGATTGGACATAAGCAGCGTTACAGTGCTTATCCAAAGATTGGATAATTAAGCGCGTATCAAAATCTGAGTTGTAGATGATGATTGGACGACCGTTAAGAAGCGGAAGAAAATGGTTTGAGAAGACTAAGTGAAAGTCGGGTGCATCCTTAACGTCTTCATCGGTGATGCCATGAATAGCCGTTGCGTCAGCAGGAATCGAACATGTAGGTTTAACAAGTTCGTTCACGATAACTTTGCCAGTGTGAGCGCAGATAGCAGTGAACTCGACAATTTCTGCTTGAGAACCTAAACCAGTAGTTTCCGTATCAAGAATGATCGCGTTCTGAGTAGAGAGTTTTTTCATAGCAACACCAAGCAAATTTAACTGAGTAACCAAATTTGGTTATTAGCGTAATCACCAAAATTGGTTAGCGCAAGACACCAAAAATGGTGATTGATAAGCTAAACTGACGGAAACGGAGGAAGCGGTATGTATCAGAACAAACTATTAGATGCCTACAAAAAGGCTCAAAGTTACGTACAAGACAAACAAATTGCAGCGGATATGAATGTACCGCCGCAGAGAATCAGTGATTTCCGCAAAGGAAAGCGTTATATGACTGATACACAAGCAATTTTTCTTGCAGAGCAATCA